ATAAGAGTTACGTTAACCTTAATTAACTTTCTCGATAACTCTTTACATACTGCTAGTCCATCTGGTGTACAGGGAACTTTGATTGTGGCATACTTTCCAAACTTGTCAGCAAGTCTAGTGCCTTCCTCATACATTTCTTTTCTATTACCAACAACTTCCATGCTTACATCTTCTAAACCCATATCAATTAGTTCTTGATATACAATCTCTGGGTCTCTACCACTCTTCATTATCAGTGTGGGGTTTGTTGTAATACCGTCTATTAGACCAGTATTATATCCATTTTGTATAGTTTGTGTGTCTGCAGTGTCTAAAAATATTTTCATTGAATTAATAATTGATGTAAAGAGGGAGGTTGGATTCCTGTATACCAACAAATAACGGGCATTACTACAGTAGTAAAAACGTTATTGCCTGAGACCCGATTGGTTGATCGGTTCTGCATCGCTGCAGCAGCACCACCTGTGTCTCATCACCTTAACCAGCAGTTGCCAGTAAGTTTATTCAGTCACTCCCATGTTGCGTCCAACAAACCTATTATACATCAAGTAAACAAACTTGTCAACCTGCATAAATATAGAAAAAGTGTATTGATAAATGGCAGACAGAATTCCTTTAATTGTAAATGCATCTGCAGGACAGATACAAGAACTTGGTGCGGTTGACCCTCTTGTAGGTATAACAACTGTGTCAATGAGTGGTCCTATAACTATTACTGATAATACTGCATCAACAAACAAAACAACTGGTGCTGTGGTTGTAACTGGTGGTGTGGGCATAGGTGGTGCATTGAATGTAGGTGGTGATATTACAGCATTCTCGACTTCTGATGAAACCTTAAAAGAAAATCTAGTAACAATACCAAACGCAGTTGATAAAGTAAAATCAGTTTCTGGTTATACATTTAAATGGAAAGCAGATGGACCATATGGTCACTTAAATGGTAAAGAAGATACAGGTGTAATCGCTCAACAAATAGAAGCACTTGGATTACCTGGCACAACTTCCTTAAGAGATGATGGTGTAAAAGGAGTAAGTTATAAAAAATTAGTTCCTTTATTGATAGAAGCAATTAAAGAATTAGACGCAAGAATTAAAACCTTGGAGGGATAAATGGTATTACCTACAGGAGAAAGTCCAATTTCATTCAGTCAGATTCGAGATGAGTTTGGAACTGCTGGTACAGATTCAGCGACTGCTCCAGTAAGAATAGGGCAATATAGAAGAGATGATTCTGCTTTCACTAATAAGAATCTTGGAGAGTTAACAAACTTACCATTAGATACAGGTATTCCAACATCTGGAACAATCAATGTCGATGCTTTTCATGGTAAAAAGTTAAACACTGTCATTGATTTATATGAAACTGGTAGTAGTAATTATAACCATAATGTAAAAACTAATCGATTTGATGCTGGTAACTATGATTTTGTTGGAGGTTACAGAGATAGTCTATCGCCAGCAACTTGGCAAGGTGGCAAAAAACTCATAGTTCATATCAATAATACCTTTGGTTCAAATGGTGCATCAAACGTTAATGATGTTGCACTTACAATTGGTGATGGTTGGCCAGCAAATACTGATTTTCAAATAGATTTAGGATCTAGTGCTGTGATTGCAGGTAAAGGCGGTGATGGTGGTAATGGTGGTGCTGGTAGTGACAGTAATTCTGGAGGTAGTAATGGAGGAAATGGAACAAGTGCCCTCGCTCTAGAAACAGGCATGACATATGATGCTGCTGGAGGAGCACAAATCATCGCTGGTGGTGGCGGTGGTGGTGGAGGGGGCGGTGCAAGTCAAGATGACTCATCCATCTTTGGTTCAGATTTTGATGAAGCTGGCGGTGGAGGCGGTGGCGGTGGCCGTGGACTTCCTGCAGGTGATCCTGGTAGTGGAGGAAGTGGTGGAGGTGCTGCTGGTGGTTCAGAAGGTAGTTTAAGTGCTGGTGGAAATGGTGGAGGTGGTGGAGATGATGATGAATCAGAAGGCAGAGACGGTGGTGCTGGTGGAGGAGCAGGATCTGCAGGTGCAGATGGAGGTGCCACTGGTCCTGGTGGAAGAAATGTAGATGGAAGTAATGGTGAAGGTGGTGCTGGTGGAAACCAGATAGTATTTTTCTAACTTATCTGTCTTGGTTTGACTCCAAAGAAACTAGAAATACAATATCTACCCCAACCATCAAAGTAATCTGAATTTTCTATACTAACTTTTCGGACTCCGTGTTCTACCCAACCTGGAAATACAACCATAGTGTTATTTTCACAAGGTACTTTAAAATCATATTTGGGAAATATTAAATCACCACCAGTAAATTTTTTAGGTTCTTTGTAGAAATAAGAAAACGCTAAGAATTGAAATCCTTTATCAGTATGTGGATCGTAATATTCTTTGTCGTGATAATATCTAACTTTTGTAATGTCATGATTCGATTCATTTGCAATGCTACAACAACCATGTATTTCAGAGAATTTTTTCAATACACCACATTTAAATAACTTACGATTCATAGTCAATATATTCGATACATTTCGATATTGTTTAGTATAAATCTCGTCTAAAAGTAATGCCTTTGCATTTGTATAATCTACGATACCGCCATATCCCTCTGCATTTAAAAGTTTTCCTGGTTTAGTATAAAAATTTAACTCTTCCCAAATTAAATTTAATTCTTCTTCATTATAAAAATTTTCCACTACCATCAAAGGAAATGGATTTGCATATAAAGTTATTTGTAAAGTTTCCATTTAGTCTGCAATCCAACCCCAACTTGTAGCAAGATATTTTGTTCCCCCTAAAGGTGGATTTCCTCTATGGACATGTGTATATTGACAAGGAAATATTAATACATCTCCTGTAGATGGTTTTTCTCTGACCCCTTGATATAAAAATTCTGTTTCTCCTGCATCAAAATCATCATTCAGATAAGTTTGAACAACAAATGTTCGTCTTGCATTTGTTGAACTACCATTTTCATAATGCCAAGAGTGAAATCCAGCACCCTCTGGTATCTTTTTAATTTTACAATCATAGATCATAAATTTTCTAGATCCGAGAATAGAATAAGTTTTTAAATACTCATCAATACAGGGTTTAATCTTTGGGAATATCTTCTTAGTTACTCTTGCTGCTGTAGTAAGATCTATACATAAGTCCACAGGAGGATTAATTGCTTTTTGATCTTGTAAATGTGGTTCCTTTGCATTCTGATCAAACAATAATGAATTAGAATTAAAAAATTCTATCTCTTCTATTATATCTCTACACTCCTGTCGAGTAAATGCTTTCTCGTAACGAGAAATAAAGTTAGTTATCATCTTTTAATTTAGAACAAAGATCAATAAAATATTCGGCATCAAGAACAACAAGTGGTTTTACATTGTTCTTTTTGATTACACATATCGGTTCATAATTACCTGAGTTTGCGGTTGCCTGTGAATATGCTTCCCAGATATTCAGTTTCTCTACGTTCTTACATTCGATACTATAAGGAAACTTTTGTCTAGCAGCACGGGCCATAATCAGATCCTCACCACCTGCACCCATACTACGAGACTCGATGTCCTCTGGATGAACATCGAGTTGTTCTATGAGTTGATTACGAACCCATTGCTGTAATCTTCTACCCTTTGCTTTCGCACTCTGTGCTTTCATCTTCGAGTTGTTTCATAACTTTTTCATAGTTATCAGCAGCATCACGAAAAGAATCATATAGGGCATTCATATCCCATTCAATATCAGAGTTTGAATCCTGCGAATGAATCTTTTTTGACATCCTGTTTGATACCTCCAACTATATATGACTCAACTTCAGTCTCTTGTGGAGCAACCTGTAGACCCTTAGAACTGATCCAATGCTCTGTCCAAGGTAATGGATTACTTCTCACAGGAACGTCATAAATTGGTTTCAAATGTATTCCTCTGATTCTCTTGTTTGCAATCCACTCAACATACTGTTGAAGTAGTTTATCATTCAAACCAATCATTGAACCATCCTTGAACAAGTAGTCTGCCCATCTCTTCTCTTCATCAACTGCTCTCTTGAACATTGTGTATGTCCACTCTTCTTCTTCCTTCATGATTTCAATCATCTCAGGATCATCACCCTTTCTCCAGTTGTTAATGATTGATTGAGTTATTGCCAGATGCTGATTCTCATCTCTTGCAATAAGCGATATGATTTTCGCAGACCCTTCCATGAGTTTAAGCTCACCAAAA